CTCATGTCAAAGCGATGCGAACTGCCGCATACGCAGCGATCGCCAGAATAACGAATCCGCAGGCTCGGAGGAAAGCAAGAAATGCCCCCCCGCAATGCCAGTTGAAGGTCATCGCGTTCCAGAATTTCGAGCCGGGAACGGTAAAAACCGGGCATGAACCGCCGCCGGGAACCGTCATGAAATCTTTGATACCGCTAACCAATTCCGTGTCTTTGACCTTGCCGTGGAAATCGTTGTAGACACTCTCGATGGTCTTAGTGCTCTTCTTGTAAAGCTGACCATCTGGCGCAGTAGGTTTGCCCGGGCCATCTTCATCACCGTCACCGTCACCGTCACCGTCCCCGTCACCGGGGCCAGGACCTACCCCGCCACCTGTTCCATCTCCGTCTCCATCCCCATCGCTGTTCCCGTCACCACCATCAGATCCGCCGCCCCCATTGCCGCCGCCCGGATCTGTTCCTCCGTCGCCGCCGCCGTCGCTGCCGCCATCGCCGGGAATATTGCCGCCACCGCCTCCATCACCATCTCCATCACCTGGCTCATATGCCTCAGGCGGAGCCATATCGCTCGTGGTGCACGTGCTGCCACTCGGCCAGTACGTATAGCCGGATGGCGAAAATCCATCGATTGAGCTGGTGTACGCGCAGCCGTCATGGCATACCCCGGTG